CACCTTTGGCAAAATACCCAAAGTAGAACCAGGTAAGGTCCACCGTCTCCATTTGGGTAGGGTCGTCAAATTTAGGACGCTGCACACCAAAAGCGTCTTCGACGTCAATACAGACGGCGATGAACGTGCCTTTCGGTGCCAGTTCGTCGGATAGGATGCGTGATGCGTTGTTTTTGGTTTCGCGTAGGATTGCCATGGCGTTTTTGCGTTTTGCGTTGTGGTTTTGGAGTGTCAGAACGGGCACTCCACCCCGTTGCGATCGTTGTGATCGCAAAGTATTTCGGGGTGGTTGCGCACCCCGTGCTGTTGAAAAAGCTGTTCGGTTTTGTCATCGGCAACGCGCCAGGCTTTTATTTTTGCCAGCGCCCAGGCTTTGCCGTTTTCGCCTGCAGGTGGCGCGTTCAGGAATTGCCGCCCGTAACCTTCCATCTCAAAGGCAAACCAGAAAGCAGCCTCGGCTTGCGGGCGGATCTCGTCAAAGATTTCAGAGATGATTTTCATCGCGTCATTTTCTTTCCCGCCTCCAATATCAGCAGTGCGTCGGCGGTCTTGAGCGTCACTGTGAGTTGTGGATAAAGCGCTTGTGCCCTGCCTTTAAGGTGAGCCTTCCATCGGTTCCCGTGCGTCTTCTTGTCGCCGAGCCCGAGCGCCTGCTGCCACTTCTTGGGCGGCAGATACTCAATTCGGGCACAGTAAGCAGCAAGCATCCCTTCGATGCGCCCGTAGTTGCGAAACATCGTTGCCATGCTTGAGCCGCTCATCTTCCCAGCAAATTTTGGCAATTCTTCGAGGAACACGGTGACAATGTCTCTGCATAAAATGCGCAACTGATGCTCAAGGTCATGCAATGTTGTTGGCATCGGCAATGCGTGGACACTGCCGTCAGTGTCGGTGTAGGCGATGCCGCCGCCCACGCCTGGGTCGATTGCGATGTAGTTTTGCGTGCTCATTAGCTCAGTCGCATCGGCATCAGAGCATAATGGTACGCGCCCCCGTCGCGCACCACCGTTGCCTCGGTGCCGCCTTGGCCGAGGTCCACAAACAGTTCCGCGCATTTCAAACTGTCAAACGGCAGCCGCAAATAGTCCGGGTTGAACGCGACCTCGTACTTGTCGCCGTCGTACTGGCAGCCCAGCTTTTCACTAGCCTCGCCCACGTCTGCAGCCTTTGCCGACAACGTCACCTCGCCCGCCTCAAACGTCAGTCGCACGCTGTCAGCGCCCAGCATCGCTACGCGGTTAAGCGCGGCCAGAAACTCAGCGCGTGGAACGACTGCGCTGCTGTCAAACGTCGCTGGGATCACCTTGTCAACCTGCGGATAGACCCCTTCCATGCGCCGAGTCGTGAACGCCAGCGCTGGCTGCTCTACGGTCGCGACGGTCAGGTTAATTTCGTCAATTTCAATATCCACCGTGGTCGCCTTGCGCTTGAAGTTGGACAACCATTCCACCGCTTGCCGGTTAATGGGCGTGCGAATGTTGCCGCTGTTGCTGGCGTTAAGCGTCTCGCGAACCACTCTGCGCCCATCGGATGCGGTCAGCCGGATCATCTCAGGCCCGACGGATTCCAGCAGCGTTGAGCAGATCCCCCACCGCGTCTTGTCGTCTGACATTGCAGGCGCGCACCGTCGGAGCACCGCTTGCAGCGCGTCGAGGTCCACACTGGTGACGGTCATGTTTGCCGCAGCCTGGTGCACGATGGGAAACTCTGAGGCGTCGAGGCCCACCAGTTTAATGCGGGAGGCGCCCGCGGTGATCGCGGCGCTGTGCCTCGCGTCGCCTTCAATGGTCACCAGCCCCGCCGGGAGCGTGGCGACAATGGTGGCAAGTTTGCGCGCCGGAAGCCCTAGGCGGCCCGGCATCTCAATCGTCGCCGGGACGGATTCGGTAAGCGATTCTTGCAGGTTGTTGGAAAGCAGCGTCAGCGTGTCGCGCTCTGCCACAAAAAGGACGTTGCTTGTCACCGGCAGCTGCCCGCCGCAGATGCGGCGAGCGCGTTCGAGCGCTGCATTTAAGTCGTGTTGTTGGATGTGTATTTTCATTTGCTTTGTACCAAAGGTTGAGCCCCGATTTTGCGCGCCACGATGCCTTCAGGCATGACTGCGCCGGCTTCGCTGAAAAGTTGTTCAGCCTTTTTGGCACTCAGAGCACCACCAGCCATGATGGCGTTGGCTGCACCGATCTTGCCTGACTCGACTGCCTGAGCGATGTACTCAGGGTCAACGAACTCAGTCACACGAGGCTTCTGGAGCCTCCATCCTGGTACTTTCACGCCAGCCTCGAGAAGCCCGCGTGCTTTCTCTTTTGCCGCGTCTCTGAAATCGTCGAGCGTCTGGCAAGCTGCCAAAAACTGCCCGAGTCGGTCTGGGTCGTTAAGCAGCGCAAGGAATCCCTCGTCCTGTACGGTTGGCGCAAGCCCGGCAACGGTCACCAGTGCCTTGTCTTTGGTCGCGACACGGGCGGGACAGGTCAGCGATTTGCTGCACCACCCGCAGTAATCGTTTTCGACCGGCGCGGTGCCCACGTTTGCGAGCACGCTGCGCACCAGCTCGCTGGCCGACGCGTAGGTCCACCGGTGCACCACAGTTTGCCGCTGGTCGCAAAACAGTAGGTGCGTTGTCCAGTCCTGCTCAAAGTGCTGCTGCATCAGTCCCAGAGCGTAGGCTGCCATCTGTGCTCGGTAATCGTAGATTTGGCCGGATTTGAGGTCCACAAGCCAGCGCCCGCGAACCGCCACGCCGTCAGCGGTGCCCCGGTGCTCAAAGCCACCGGTCAGGATCCGGCATTTGTCCTCCTCGGTCGTGAGCCCGTCAGCGCCGCCGCCCAGGCTGATGCACTGGTTAATCGCCCAGCGCACTGCCTCGGCGTCCTCTTCTGGAAGATCCCAGTCTGGAAACTCGCCGGTCGTCCAGGCGTGCCGGAACGCCGCGTCTAGTTTAGTTCCCCGCTCGGCCGCAGGTGATGTGCCCGGCGCGCCCTCGTATTGGCCGCAAAGCGCGAGCTTTGGAAGTGCTGAATGTCGAATGTTCATTTGGTTTGTCTCTGTTGTTTTTTGTCTCGGTTGATCTGTGCCACATGCTGTTGCGCGCATTGCCGCCCGCAGGTGACTGCCATTTTTCCGCCTGCAAAACGGATTAGATGCTGTGCGCCGCAAATGACGCAGGGGACCGTTGCGCGGTCCTTGTTGCGCTCGGTTGCCGCTGCAGTTAGCGCCAGTCCAACGCAGGCTTTGCCGCACAGGAGTTGGCTCCTGCGTTGAGGCTGAAATTGTTTACCGCAACCCTTGCACGTTGCCGCTGGTAGGCGGCAGGAAAAACACGTCGTCAACTCGCTCTTTTTGCCGCGCTGGAATTGTTGGTGGCAAGTGTCGCAGCGGCTCCAAACGTTGTTCGGCCGATCCATCCGAAGTTTGCCTGTGGGGTCATCCACCGCGGCGGGACGATAAACCAGTCCGGCGCGGATCCCGTCGGCCACCAGCTGCGCTGCCTCTGCCAGAATCCCCAGCTGTTCCGCCGCGACTTCGTCGGTGTCGGTGTCCCGCACCGCTTCGCTCCCTCCCCGCGTGCGTGCCGGGCGGCACCACAGCGGCTTGCCATTCATGGTGTAGCTCATTGCCGTGTGAGTGCCCAGCAGTTGACTACGACGAGCGCGGCAAGGAACAACGATTCCACGATGTCCTGGCTCCCAAGGAGCGCGGCCATGTCCACCAGCAGCAGCGCGCCGATGGTGCCGAGTTTTGCGGAAGTCCACCGGCGAGTGTTCGGCGGAGGCGGTGTTGCCCGATACGGGCGACTATAGTGTGATGTGCTCATTTTGGTTGGTTGTTGTCGGAGCGTACATGCTCCCCGGAACGCCCGCCGTGCGGACGCTCAGCGGGAACATGCTAGCGGCTGGATTTGCGCGGCTGCCGGACGAGCACGCCAGCAGGGATGCGGATGCGGCGTGCGCCGTCGGCGGCAACAGTGTCGAGCGCCAGTGCGCACGGCCCAACGCGCAGGTGGTCAGGTTGCCATTTGACGCGGATGCCAGCGTGGCGGAGAAATCCGTCGTGGCCGTAAAGGTCGCAGGTAAATGCGCGGGCGGGTGCAGTGGTCATGGTGTAGTGGTCGGTTGGTTGTCTCGGTTGCGTTAGTAAAATCTGACGGCCTCGTCAGCGCCCGCATTACGGGTCGGACGCCCCCTCGGGCGTTTCGGCCTAGAAGTCAAAAGATGCGCGCCCTTTGCGGACATCTTCTGCCAGTTCTTCTGCGGCATACTCGGCTTCAAGTGCCAGCCGGTCTTCCATTTCTTCGTAAGTTTCGGGTTCGTCGTTCAGTGCGGTGTTCGTTGTCATGGGCTCATCTTAGCTAAACAAAGTTGCTTTGCTAGTTTTTTGTTAAATTATTTTTTGCCCGTTTCAAAGCGTTGGCAATGCGCGCTTTAGGACGTGGCAGCGATGCGTTGCGGCGCACTGCCTCGGTCTTTTTTTCGCTGCGCGCCTTGCCGCCGATGGCACCAGCTGCCGCGCGTTTTTGCGCTAATGTAAGTTCCATGGCGGTCAGCGGTTTAGGATGCCCTCGAGCCTCATTTTCTGCCAGTTGATGAGCTTCCGCACCAAGGCGTCTGAGTAGATCATGGCCTCCTGAGCCAGTTCCTCAGGCCCCTGCGGCTCGCGGAGCGGGTGGTTGTCGCGCTGCATCAGCACCTGTAGGCAAGAGATGGCGGCGAGTTCGCGGAGACCGACGACGGGGTCCCAGTCAGGGGATGGTTGTGTGTCCATGCCCGCACCCTACGCAGCGTGCTTTGCTAGTCAAGCGCGGTGCCTTTGTTTCATGGGGAAATCGCAACCCCTCGCAGGATCTCCCTGCGCAGCATTCGGCACCCGGTGCGCTGGTCGGAAAACTATTCGCCCGCCGGAACGAGCCCAGCCTCGAAAAGCTCGGCCTCTTCATCCCTGCGCCGCCGCAGCCCCTTCGTGTCGGGCCAGAGCCGCTTCATCGCGCGCAGTTGGTCAGGCACGCCGCCCAGCTCGCCCACGCGGAGCAACCGCTGGATCTCGGCCATCTCACGCCGCCGGTCGCCCGTCAGGTTTGGGCCACGGTTGAACACCAGCGACACCAGCGCCGCCGCGCAGTCGCCAGGCAGTTCGTCAACTTGCGGGTAAATTCGGAGAGTCCGCAGGTACCAGGTCGGGATAGTCACGTCCTGAAAAACGGCCAACGCAGCATCCCACGGGATCACCAGGTGCCGAACGTGCGGCAGCCGCACCTGCGCAGCCTCCCCGCGGTGTCCGGTCAGCGCGACGAGAATCTCGAGCGTGGCTTTGTCGAGGTGCGGCGACCATGCCCTGGTTGTCTCGCCCGCGTGCGAATGCCCGAGGTCCCAGCCAACGCCGATGGTGATCCCACTGGCCTCGCCGGGCCATTCCGGGTGCCGGTCGTAGTAGCGCTCCCCGCCCGTCTCCCAGTCGATGATTTTGGCGATGCCGCGCGGTGAGAGGTTCATTTTTTGAGTGCGCGGATGGACTCCACAATTTTGATGGAAGTGAAGATCGCCGCCAGCAAACAGCTTGCGATCCGGATCCACTGCTCAGCTTCGCTCAAAGAGATGGCGAGTGCGCCCACGTTTGCGAGGTTCACGGTCGCCAAGTCTAAGAAGTGCCGAGAGTTAAGCATGAGCGAGAAAAGTTGTGCCCGGTCCGGGCACTCTTGGGAGTTTTCCGTCGGCGTCATAAATCCCACTGTACGGCGAAATCTTCGAAGGCGGAAGCCCATTTCCCTCAGTTCCTGCGGGCGGAAGAACTCTTTTTACGGGGGCGAGGATTTGCAGCCCCGCGGGCGGCGTTGCCCCCAGGTACTTTGCTTGAAATGCGGGAATTGTTGGTACGGGTAGGACGGTCATAAAAAAAGGAGATCCACACGAAATTTGCGGCGATGCCGATATTGAGCAGCACCTCGGATGCCGCGGGACTCGAAAGTGTTAGCAGGTTCCACAGCGCGCCGCAAACTGTCACGGTGGTAGCGCCTTTGCAGAGCATTGCGGCCCACGGCTTGCGCCAGATTGCCGACTCGGGATGCCCAAAGACTCGGAACACCAAATGCAGCGCGGAGACGGCCAGGATGCCGTTAGCGGTTGCGTTTATTGCGGTTGGCAGCGTCATCGGTGATAAGTTTGTTGCTGATCGTTTCCACTGCCCTCAGGCCACAAAATCCAAGCAGAAACGCCGCGGCGTAAGCGTACTGCGGCTCCCCGTCCAGCCGGGCCAGCTTGAGGATAAGCGGCGTCACGTAGTTTGCGCTCGCGGCGCCTCCCAGCAGGCTTGCCAGCGTGCGCGGTAGGTTGCGGCCGGCTTCCTTGCTGCTCATCAGCACGGAGCCCGCAAACCCGGCCATGGCGAGTCCCAGGTCAACGCCAGCTTGTTTCAGTTCCTCGATCATTTCTTCGGCTGCTCCGGTTTGTGAGAAGCCCCGTAGAAAAACGCCAGCACCGACGTGAAGGCCCCGCTGAGCGTCCCAATCAAAAGGCTCAAGGTGGTCGATTCCCACAGCTTTAGCCAGCCCGTCAAAAGCCCCACAAGGATCCCAAAAAAACCAGCAGTGACAACACACGCGAGCACCGACGGCACCCAAGAGTCCGTTGCCGTTTGCATCGCCCGCGCACTTGCCCGGTCCTCGGCCGCCAGTTTCTCCGCGTCAATCCCCAGCTCGGCCATGCGCGTTTTGAGTTGCAGGTCGGCAGCCTGCAAAGCGGCAATCTGCTCCGCCGTCAGGTTGCCAGATGTCAGCGCACGCTGCACTTTGTCCGTAGTCGCCTCGCTGATCCCCAGCGCTTTGCCAACAGCCTCCACGGCAGCCCCACCAAGAGGGCCACCGAGGAGATTGCCTATGGTTGGGAGGAGTTTTGAAAGAAAGGACATTAGAAATAGGTGGTGACAATGACGATGCCGTTGGCCCCGTTTCCGCCTGCACCAGAGTTGCCGACGTTATCGAGAGCCGCGCCTCCGCCGCCCCCTGCGCCGCCATAAAGCCCGCCGTTGCCACCGTTGCCTGCGTTGCCAGTGACGCTTGACCCACCGCCTCCGCCTGCGCTGCCACTAGCAGCAAAACCTGCTGCGACGTTTGGAGCAGATGCGCCGTTGCCCCCAATTGCTCCTCCATTTGCAGTTCCACCGCTAAACCAAGATCCAAGACAAGTTCCTCCCGCGCTCCCTGTAAATCCAACCGTTGCAGCAGCAGGGAGCCCTCCTCCTGCGCCTCCTCCTGCGCCTGAAATATTTACATTTGATCCACCAGTAAGTGTTCCTGCCCCTGCGCCGCCCGCTGATCCGTTACCCCCTTGAAACATGGCGCGGGCACTTGAACCTGCCCCAGCAGGTCCATTTGCGGTTGTTGCAGTCCCAGCACCTCCACCACCCGTCACTTGTATCCAAGCTCCAAAGGAAGAATTTCCTCCAGTAACACCAATGTTTCCGTTTGTGCTGTTGGCTGTTACGGAAGCTCCACCAGTCCCCCCGCTTCCGACAACAACAGTTTCAGTCGATCCCAAAATTGAAGCTGCAATGTCACGCAACGAATATGATCCGCCGCCCCCACCACCACCGCCAGATGCCTGAGATCCAACGCCCGCTTTGCGCCCAGAGCCCCCGCCGCCGCCGCCAGAAATCACGACAATATTCACCAATTTTGCGTTTGCCGGTTTGGTCCATGTAAACGTTCCCGCCGTGCTGTAAACGTCAACTTGTGCGCTAGTTGCCTTCGCCGCCAGCGCGGTCGTGAGCCCGTCAATCTTGCTCTGCGCAATTGCCGCAGCCGCGTCAACGTCAGCGTCCACAAGTAGGCTTGCCGGACTTTGCAGCACGCCCGCTACGTTTTTCCAGAGTCCCGTGCCTGCCACAAGCCCGAGGGACGTGTGGACATGGCTCGGAGTGCTGCCACCAAACTGCCCAGTCACGCTGTGGTTGTTTCCAGTCGCATAGGCCTCGAGCGTCACAAAGATCCGATCCGTCACCAGCATCGTCGTCTCTGGCACCAGCACCGTAAAGCCAACTAGAGCGGCAGTCGTGCCAATCGTCACCGCTGCGGAGGTCGCAAGTAGCGTAGGCGCAGCACTGCCATCGTACTTAAACACCTTGGCACGCACGCTGTTGCTGTGGTTGTTGTCAGCAACCCCCACAAGCCACACGTTAAAATCAAACAGCCCCGCCGGGATGTCGGTCGATCCCGGATCCTGCGGCGTGGACTCGGTGACAAATCCGGCAAACTGCGTCCATGTTTCCGGCGTCAGCGTGCCGCTCGCTGCCGTTGTCTGGCTCGCGTCTGCACTGCGCCCAAGCTGTTTCGGTGTGCCTGGCAGATTGGTGGTCGGCGCGTCAGCGTTCGTGCCCTGGTTGAGATAGTACGTCAGCCCGTTTGCGCCGCCGCCACCACCGCCCGTAGAGGCGGCAGGAGCCCACTGCGAGCCGTCCCACGTGAGCACCTGCCCGCTAGTCGGTGCCGTTGCTGCCACCGGCTGGCCTTTAAGTTTGTCTACACTCGTCGAGTGCAGCCCGCCGGAGACGTCGCCGGTCAAAATTGGAGAGTTGAGAGATGGCATGATTACATGTCGGGGAATTGCGCGATTGGTGCGCTAAAACTGGTGGTGTACCGGCAAACGCCTTTGGTCACTCGGAAATCATCAATGTTGCCAATAAAGGCACTGCCCGTACTACCGCCCAACTGGCAAAGTGTACCGGCTGCGGTGTAATCTGTTGAATCAGCAAACGTTGTGCCCTGCACTACCCCGTTTATAAACATCCTCGTCGTCCCTGATCCCCTTGCCACCGCTACATGTGTCCACACATTAGTTCCCGTGGATGTGGATGTTATCCTTGTGATTCCACCGGTTATGTAAACAACTCCGGTGCCGGTATTGTAGGCGATGCTGTTGCTTGTGCCCGGCAGAGTAATCAAATTCTGCGCTCCGCCGGTTGCTGTAATTCTAACCCAAAATTCAACCGTAAAATCTCCTGTGCCAAACGCAAACGGAGTGTTGTCGGTGTGAATGTTGAGGTATCTGGCAGTTGCGCCACCAAGATACGACGCAGTCCCAAATTTAACCTGAGCCGTAGAGGTTGTCGCTCCGTTAACTGCGGTGACCGCGTAAGCGTTTAGAGAGTTGTCAGGAAATGACGTTCCTCCGTTGGCTCCGTTCATGTGGAGCAGTGCAGACACTGAAGAAAAAAACGGATCAACCGTCGTGCTGGTACTCAAATCCCCGCTCAAAATCCACGTGTTTGTTGCCAGCTTAGTGGCGGTTGCAGATTGGTTTTGCGACGCAATAGCATTAAGGCCGGTGCTTAACATCGTTGCGCCGCTGCCTGCAAGGAACGTCACTTCCTGCGTTGTCAGGTTGCAAACTTCGACTTTTGATCCCAAAGAGATCGCGGCATTTACATCCGCAGGCAAAGTCACAATCGTTGGTGCCACCGCTTGAAATGGAATGATCTTTTGCGCGTAGGTCGCATCCAGCGTCAGACTGGTGGTTTGCAGCGCGGCAACAGTAAATCCACCGGCAGAAATTTGGGCTGTGGTGAGGCTCGTAACGCGGCCTTTCGTGTCCACGCTAAGCACCGGCACCACCGAGGATGAACCGATGTTGCTTTGCGCCGTCGTGATCGCTGCCAGCGTTGGGTTTGGGTAATTGCCCGCAAGATCTCCACCGGCTGCGGCAGTTGCGCCCAGTGCGCCCACGTCAGCGGCAGACGGCAACAGGTGCGCGTGGTCTGCTCGAGCGGCAAAGCTGCTGAGCCCCGCAATGGCAGTGGTTGAGAGTGCAGCTGGTGCAGTCGTCGAGAGCCCAGCAATCTGCGCCGTAGTCAGCCCGCCAAACTGCACCGTGGTCAACTCTGTGACGCGGCCTTTTTCATCGACGGACAGGACGGGAATTGCAGTCGCGCTGCCCACGTTAGCCTGGGCGGTTGTGACGCTGGCGAGAGTTGCCGCCACGGATCCAGTGCCCGATGCGGTCACGTCCCCGGTGAGTTCGGTGATGCCGCCCCCGCCGCCCCCGCCGCCCGCGACGATGGCGCGAATGCTGATGAGTTCGCCCGCGATGGGAGCCTCCACAAACGTGATGGTGCCGCCTGCGGTGCTCGAGACGCTGTATTTTGACGGAGGCTGATCAATGCCGCCTACGCTGACGAGGTAGCCGCCGTCGGCTGTGCCGTTGTAGCCGGTGAACGTGAACGCCACCGTGGTGCCGTCGCCGGTGTGCTCGGTTGCCGTCGTCCCTGCCGAGGTCGGCGGGTTGAGCAGCATCACAGCGCTGTCGCCGCCCAGAAACAGTTCTCCTGTCAATGTGTTGACGGCCAGTTCGCCGACTTGGAGCGACGCCGGGTTGCCGGTCGCGCCAGATCGGCGCTTCGGGATAATCGGGAATGCCATAACTTAATAGGTTCCGGCGGATGCTACGGTTGCGGTGCCGTCGCCTGCAATTTCGATGGATGCCGAGGATTTGACGCCGCCCACCACCGTGGACGTGCCGGGAATGATTTTTGCAGCGCCTCCGCTGCTGACGAACAGCGAATTACTGGCGACCGGATCCACGCTCAGCACGCCCAGCTGCGCCGTGGTCGCCACCTGCAGCTGGTTGGTGCTCAGCACGCCCGATGCGGTCAGTTGCGGCACCCCGGACGGTGTTGCCAGTTGTGTCAGCTGAGCAGTGCTAACGGCGCCGATGTCCGCCGGAGTCAGCACCACGTTGCCCGCTGCCGTTGGCGACACCGAGTTGACGCTGCGCACCTCAGATTTCGCCCCGTCGATAAAGTCCCAGGTCGTTCCGTTGAAGGCGATCATGTCGCCCGCCTGCACGTAGGTCTGTCCGTCAATGGCTGGGCTAAGGGCAGCACTGTTGGCTGCGATGTAGTAGTCGCCTTTTTCAGCCGTGCCTGCGCCGACGACGCCACCGGATGCGATCACCGGCGAGGTGTTGACGTTCCAGGCGCCTTTGTAAACGAGCGCTCCGGCGGTGCTCGCTGGCAGCAGCGCGCTCGGAATTTTGCCGTCCACGCCCAGCTGCGGCACCAGTCCGGCGACCGCGGTCGTCGTCAGGAACGCCACTTGGCTAGTGGTCAGCCCCGAAATCTGGTAACTCGAGATCAGCCCGGCGCTGGTCAACTGCGGGATTTTGTCAGCCACCGCCAAGCGGCTCAGGTCGTTAGTGGTCAGCGCGTTTGCAGTGCCACCGATTTCGACCACGCCGCTGTTGCCTTTCATGTAGAGCTTGCCGCTCTGCGTGTTGACGGCCAGTTCCGCCAGTTGCAACGCCCCGGCGAGAGGCGCGTCGGGCGACGTGGTGACCGCGTTGCGAATTGGGATGATCGGGAATGCCATGGTGGTGCGTTAGTAGGTTCCTGCGGTGAAATCGACGGCCACCCAAGTGGTGCCGTTGAACTGGTAAATTTGGTTTGCCGTCGGCAACGTCGACGAGATGGGTTTGCCGCGGATGCCGGTGACGGTTGCCACGGTGCCGGACTCGCCGGTCGCGAGTGACAGATCGCCGGTGACGCTGGTCAGCGATCCGGGCGGCCCCTGCGGGCCTTGCGGTCCAGTTGCGCCGGTTGCGCCTGGTGCTCCGGTGAGTAGTGTGACCACCAAAGGGCCACAGGCGGTGTTGCAGCTCATGGTTAGGAAATGGTTACGCGGGCCTCGATAAGTCGGATGTCCCAGCCGTCAGGGCGCTGGACGTTGACGGTCAGCTGTGCGCCAAACTGTGCCGAAAAAGCCGCTGTCTCCGTTTGAGTCAGGCGCAGCGACACCGTCTCCGCGTCGGGTCGTACGATGGTCGGCGTCGTCAGCGATGCGCCTGCGCTCGTTTTTAACGTCACGCCCACAAACCAGTTCGTTAGGTCGGTGTAGGCGCTGCAAAGTCCGTCCTCCTGCAGTTGGAACGAAAAGTCCCAGTCGGTCCCGCGCTGGATTGTTGAGCTGGTTTGGACGGCGACCATGTACCCTAAGCCCTCAGGACAAGTAATTCTGCGCCGAGTCGCAGCACCCGGACGCCCGTTCTGCGCCCTCGGGCCACGCTCTGGCTGCCACCTCCTCATCCCGCGTTGCGAGCCGTCCCAGCGGGCACTGTGGCGCTTCCTTAAGGATTTGGAACCGCGCCACGCAGGTTGCCGCCTGTTCACACTGTGCGCACACTGAGAGCCTTTTGTCAACGAGCCACCGAGGGATCATCATGCGAGTGAAAAGATGCAGCTCACGGATGCCGTGAGAAAGCCGTTGTCGCTGGTGCCGTTTTCGCCGTTTTTGAGCCACCGTATCGGCACCGCGTTTGCTGCAGGGAACCCCGAGTCTGGAGGTGTTGGAGCGATCCCCACCAGCATAGTGCCGGGTGGTGACGCGTCAATTGCGGCTCTGTAGGACAGGCTGTATGGGTCGTTTTCCCAGTCCGGATACGGCGACACCGGCAGAAGGTTTGTCCTGGTGTCGTACCCGTCCGGCTGCACCTGCCAAAAAATGCTCCATTGCTCAGTGCTCGGAGTCCCCACGGTTGGCGTGTAGGTCACGGAAATGGTGTTTTCCGGCGTCAGAATGCCGAATATTTGTGCCCGCCCTTCGCAAAGGTTGTCGCCGCGGAGGATCCAGTTGGGTTCGTCGCCCAGCGGCGTGCCGATACATTGCAGCTCGCGATGCGTCCACGCCGTGTAAAGCGCCGCGTGCGTTATGGTGCCGGATCCCGCAAGCGTGTAGCCGGGTCCAGTCTCCAGATAGTTAAAAGCCACCGAAACGCTGCCGGTGATATGTTTTCGCCACTCGTAACAGTTCATTCAGTCCACGCCAGGTTGCAGGGACTCGGCACCGGCTGCGTGCACACGTTGCTGATTTCGGTGATGGCCAGCGGGTCGCCGTCGGTGACCACGGTCGCAAGCAGGATGTGAACGGAATCTGCGGTGTTGGGTTCAATGTTGCCGCTCTGCAAAATTGTGATGGCCGTGGACTCCGGCAGGATTTCCAGCGTCGTCGTGTTGTACGTGATTTTTGCGTAGATGTAGGAGTTCCCGCTGATCTCCAGAATGAACGCCGGGAAGTCGAGCCCCATGCCGTCGGGCCACCGGCCTGCAATTAGGTTCTGAGCGACCTGGACCTTCAAGTCGATGCCCACGCTGGCGTCGGTGACCTCGAAATATTGGCAAGCGGTGCCGCCGCCGCCGCCGCCGGATGTGCCCGGACGAATTAGGAGCGACACGCCGCCCGATGTCTCTCTTATTTGATAACCGACGCCAGGACGGATCCGCGCTTGTCGGATTGCCGCGTTGATGCGCTGGATGTGGTCGGCGAGGATCGCCATTCCACGTTGGACGTCTGGAAGGTTCATTTTACGGACCGTAGATGTAAGAGTCCCACTTGCCTGGTCGGGATGTGAGCCATTCCATTGTGACACGAAAATTACTGCCCTCGGTCACGGATGTTGCGCCAGTAAAAAGAAAATTGACCGTGGATGCAAAGTTGAACGGACAGCCCGATATTGTGTCGGTGGCGTACCCCACGCCCGTCAACGTAGGCGGCACGCTGTAAACCTTCTGGTGTTTCACCACAATACGCGGCGTCAGGTAGTCGGTTTCGCCACGGTTGAACCGTAGGTAAAGCTGTTGCACGTACGGGTTCGTAGAATTCGCCGGAAAACCGCTCGGATACGTGTCGGCTCCAGGTTCTTTTCCCGCTCGCCATTGCGTCCAATACCCCATTTCCTGCGCGCTGATCCCGGTGCGAAATAGAATGAATGTCTCGATGGGATCGGTCACGGTGGAGATGTCTAAGCTCCAAATGTCCGGAAACGTAGTGCCTCCACCGCCGCCGGGATCTGGGACAGTTTCCGTGTAAGTCTCCGTCAATGTCCACACCCCGTCCGCCTGCGATAGCGTCCAATTGGAAGCGGTGTTGTCTGGAGTCGGCTGGGTAAAGCTCTCGTAGGTGTTGGTGAGAAACTTGTTTCCGCGATTGTCTCTCCCTGTTTCGGTACGGACTAGAGTGCTCATTGATAAACGATAGAGGTTGCGACGCCGGTCGGCTTGCTCATTTGTGCCACCAGTTTTGCTGTGTTGTCAGCGGTGCGCTGTTGTGCCTGCAGTTGTTGGCGTTGGATGTCGAGCGCGCTTGTTTGTGGCCCCAAAATGTCGCCGCCGATTTTTGCCATGCTTGAAACGATGCCGCCCACCGGCTGCACTGCGGCTTGTGTCTGCGCTGGCAGCGTGAGCGCTTGTTGCCCTGGCGTAGGAGTTGCAAAACGCCCCCGCATCGCAGCTCCAGTTGCGGCCACGGTTGCAGCGGTCTTTGCCTCAATTTCGGCCATCTTGCGGCGCGCCTCGTCAGACTGCACCTGCTCATTTTGGGTTGGCCCACTTGGCGCTGTAATTTGCGCCCCCACGTTGGATATTGCAGCGCTCAGCGCGCTCGCCGCGTCCTTGCTCGCCTTTGCGCCTGCGTTTGCCAACGCCAGCACTGTCTCCGGCTTGATAGCGTTCTGGAGAAAGTCCGATGAGTTCCGCAGCGATTGCAAAAGCGACGCCAGTCCTTTCTGGATGACGCCCATCAGCGCAGTTCCGGCGGACGTGAGCCCGGCTTTCATCTGCTCAATGATGCCCGGCAGATTGATGTATTCTTTGAACCTTGCAAACGCCTCAGAAAGCCCGTCAGCGGCGCGAGAAAGTAGCGCTTTGAATTCTGTGCCAGCGACAACAAGCCCGGCGCGGATGTACTCGATCGCGTCGCCGTTCATTATCGCCTCAGCGATTGCAGCCGCCCCCGCGCCCAGCTGCGCACCGACTCCGGCAAGGTCCATGTTTACCAAAGCCTCCACCAGCCCCGCGAGCGGCTCCAGCGCTGGCGAGAAAGCCCGGATGGATGCCGCCAGGCTTGCGCCACCTGCGGCGCTGGCTTCCATGATTTTTAGCACGGTTGGAGCGACACCCGCAGCGATGCCCGTGAAGAGCCCTTGCAATTTGCCTTTGACGGCGACGGCCAAACTGTTAAGCGACGAACCTTGCGCGCCCATCAGTTGCATGATCCGCGCAAAAACGCCTGCGTTTGCCTGCATGATCTGCGCTTGGGCACCCATTGCGCCCGCTGCGCCAGCAAGGTTTTTAGGATCCAGTGCCGCAAGCATTTTGATGCCGGACGCGCCAAACGCAGCCACCGCGGCCTCGGCTTGTTGCGCCGGGTTGGCAATGGCCCTGATCGCGTCGCCCACGGCAACCATGCGCTGCGCCACGCTCATCCCCGCAAGCTGTTGCATGGACAGTCCTGCGTCGCGGATGATCCCCGCCAACGGTCCCGCGTTGTTGGCGGCCTGTTGCAGCGACTGATTAAAGCGGTCGGTCGCCGGTGCGGCGTCTTCAGCTTTTCCACCCACTTCCTCGAGGCTGCGCTCGAGGGTCATAATCTGCTGAACGGCCAGTCCAGATTTGTAACTGACGTCCACAAGCCGCGCGCCCATTTCAACCGCGCCCACGGTGCCCTTGTAAATTGCTGCACCCAACGCGGCCACGGACGCAGCCAACGCCACGGCGGCCACCTGTAGCCGCGCCATGCCGTTGCCCTCGTCAACCTTGCCAGCCTCTCCGCGAAGCGATGTGAGCCCCTGCTTGGCAAGGTCCACTCCGGCCAGAAATCCTCGAACGTCAAGTGCTAGTTGTGCGGTTGCGCTCATGTGTCAATTTGTTGCTGCATCGCCTTTTCGGCCTTGGCTGCCGCTTTGCGCTCCATGCGCTTCGCCACGATCTCGCCCGCAGCGTTGATTCGACGCTGCATCCCAGCAATGTCGTTTGCGTAGGTGACCTGGTTGGCGGCGCGGATGTCCAGTTTTGACGACGACCGCGTGACGGCCACGCTGCCGCGCCCACCCTTGTTAGACACCCAGCTGGGGGTCGGCACCTTAAACCGCGCCGCTGCTGCGTTCCAGCCGCTGGCAAGGTAGCCAACGCGCGCGTGTAGGGATCGCCGGATGTTTTCCAGCCCAGTCGTGTCGATTTCCATTTTCACGCGGCCAGTGAAACGCCCATTGCGGCGTTGGCGCTCGTACCAGGACAACGGATCGTTGTCGGCTGCGCTCAGGATCTCCTTTTTTGCCTTCGCCACCGCAGCGCGCCCAAGTAGTCGCGCCCGTGCGTTTGTCGTGACGCGCGCCAACTGCCGCGCGGCTTTGCGGCTCACAAACCGCTCGGCTCTGCCAAGCCCCACGCTGCCAGCGATGCCTTTGGACGCCACTACAAACGCGCGCCCGAGGTCCACGTTTATTGCTGCTTTGCCTCGGCTCAAGTCCACCGCGCCGATCACCCTAGCGCCTTTTGCTGGCGGTGTGATGCCCTGCACTGTCATCAAATACTCGGCAAACGACACGGCCATGAGTTCGGGCAGCGCGAGCCCGCCGGTCGCAACGCCTTCGACGATGCGCGCCAGTGTTGCCGCTCCCCATTCGGCTTGTGCTTCATTCAGTTTGAGCGAGATCATTCGAGCACAACGCCATGAGGCGAGAAAGCTGCTCCGTTGGTGCCGGCCCTTGGCGCACTGTCCACGCACCGGCCGCCCAGAGCGCCGCGTGATAATACGCCAGCGCTCGAGTCATCGGCAGGTCCAGAATGGCGTCCTCCGTCCACCCGGTCTTGTCGGCCAACGTGAGAATGAGTCCGGCTTCCCATGTTGGCCCCACTAGTTTCCCGGCGCGTCCTTGTCCTCGGTGCCGGGACGTGGCACCACCTCCACCGCCTGCGCCTTGATTTCGGAAGCGACGCGGTTGATCTCTGCCACCAACTGCGGCAACGCGGCCAGCGGCAACGAATCGGCAAAATCATGGATTGCGTCCCACGCCGTGCCCGCGTCGATGGCCTTGCGCACGGTCTGCACCGGCTGCGACCGCTCCCACGCCAGCGCCAAAATCTGCTCCTCAACCTGTAGCGGCGTCAGTTCCGCGCCTTCGGTGTCCGTGAACAACGTGAGCCCCAAAGCCATGCAGTTGAGCCGCGACCGTAGCGAAAACGGACGCAGCTTGATGCCCTCAATTTCAATCGGTCCAGAAAGGAAACTCATAGCGCGGCGAGCAGTTTGGCTTTCTTTTCCTCCGGTAGGTCAGGGTGGATCACCACCTGCCGGTTGCCTTTGCGGATTAGCGCGCACGGTTTTTGAGTCTGCAGCCAGGTCTTGAGTTGCACCGTGTAGTCTCGTTGCGCCCGTTGAATCGTGATCCAGTGCAACGGGTTTGCTGCGCGCCACTCGTCAGACAACCAGCGGCGCCGGAACTCGTCAAACGAGACGTCCTCATCGCCGATGCGAGCGCGCACGTCGCCCTTGATGCTCCAAACGACTTGTCGCTTCACGCCGTCGGATGTTTCTTCGACCGTGTCGTGAAAGTTCTCCTCGTCTAGCAGTTGCCCGCCCACCGCAAGCCACGCACCGATCAAGTCGGTGTTGGGTGACTTAAGCGGCGGCAGGTTGTCGCGAATAAAGTCGATTCGCGTTCCGGGTTTTAGATGTGACATAATCGGATGCGCCGTTGCGCTTTAACTGGCGGCGGTGTAGGCGACGCCGTCGTAAGAGAAGCCCTGCCAGTCTTCGTTGGTCTGCGTCTCGGTGATTTTCGTGATGATCACTTTGCCGGTGACGCCGTCAGGCTCGCCAGCTGCGCCACCGAGAGTAATTGCAGGCAAGTCGCCCTTGCCTTTAACCGAAAACGAAAACTGACTGTCCACGATTGTAGCCTCGGAATGCGTGCCGTCAGCGTTGATCAATTCCTTTGTTTCGCCGGTGAGCGTGGTATCCACGGACTCAATAAGCGTGCCGGTGATTTTGGTGATGCCGAAAGTTGCCATGGCGGTTTATTCGAAGAGGGTTCCGGTGATTTCCGATGTCGGAAAATCGTCGTTGGTTTCGCTGTATTTGGTGGACGTAACGGTCAGCGCCGAAAAGCCACCAACGGAAACGGTGGACAGCGTGGCAATCCCTTTGGTGCGAATGGTCACCGTGGTTTTGCTGCGCGGCTTCGCCTGCGCGAGCACCACGCGCCCCGTTGCGCCTTTGATGGTTGCGGTTTCGACTTCCTGCGTGCGCTCGGAGCTTTGCAGAAAGCTGCCGGTCGGCGCGGTCAGTCCGAATGTTGAGGTGACTCCAAATGTGGCCATGGGATTTAAGGTTGCGGGCCGTAGCCCAAGGTGAACTGCAAATTCGTGATCCAATGCCGTTCCGTGTTTTGCGCCTCCGATGAGGTCGCGACCACGCCGTAAACCTGCACCGCGGAACCGCTGCCGGTGACGCCCTTGATCGCGTCTGTCACGTCCTGAACGAGCACAATGTGCTCCGCGACTGTGGAGTCGTCAGCCTGGCTCATTACTGCCACGGTCAACGCACCACGTTGCAGCGGTCCACCCACCAGCGCATCCCCGCGAAGGTCCAGCAAAATGCACGGCATCGTGATAGACTCCCCGTCATGCGGGAGCCCTATGTAGGTGCCGGTGAAGTCGGGCGCAATCTCGTCGCGGATTACTTCGCATGTGAGAAGGTCGATCATCGGCTCGGATCCTCCAGGTACAACGTCCACGAAATAGGATCCTCGGCAATATCACCGATGCGCAGCTCCCTGCCGTTGAGCGTCAGCTTCGTGCCCTTCACCGGCGTGGGGAACCCGGCTTTTTCAAGTCGGACCGCGCCTGTAAAGTGCGACTCAAAGCCACCGATGGCCAGCGTCTGCGATTCCTTCTCGCTGGCCACTGCAAACACGGTTGCGCCTTGATAAACAACCGTGTCCGCCTGCATATAGCCGATTGCGTCGGCCATTGCGGTGGCAGTGATGGCGAGGAATTCGCTCATTAGATCAGCGCCGGTTCAGCCTTGCGACGAGACACAGGCTTTGGCAACTCCACCGGCAGCTTGTTGAGCTTCACTCCTTCGGGGGTCGGGTTGCAAATTAGGTAGATCCGACCTGCTCCGTTGTGCGCCTTGTAAAAACGGCGCGCCTCGTCGGGCGAACCGGTGGAAAAAATAATTTGCGGGCCTGCGCCAACGTCCTCAAGGACGAGAGAGATTTTCATTTTGGGATATTCGGTGAAAAGCCGGAGCCCCCCGGTGTAGGGAGCCCCGGCTCTTTGGAGGGTCAGTCGTTAGGGAGTGACGATGCGGACGCCCATGTTGGTGCCCTTGGCAACGCCGTAGATGATCGACACGTTGATGCAGGTTTTGCCCAGCGCGCGGTCGTAGTAACGGCGGAAGGTCACCGGCAGCCCAAGCTCGGGCACCACCACTTCGGCGATCTCAATCGAATCTTGCAACGCCGCTTCCGGGTTAACACGGCGGGCGGCCATGATGAGCGCGCTGGAGTGCATCGCAAACCCGGCCAGCGCTTCGCCATTAACGTCGCAGAGGTCGGACTCGTAAACTTCAAAACCGGACACGCGGGGCACCGTGTTGTTGGCCTTGAACTCCGTGATGGTCGGGATTTCAGCGCTGATGAAGGTCTTCAAAACCGCGCCGTAATAGGCAGGGTTGAGGATCATTGCGCGGCCAAACTTCGGAGCTTTAGCGGAGCTGGTCAGCTGCTGCGCCAGGTCGATGACGTCAGATCGGTCAAAATTGGCTGCGCTCGAGGAAAGCGGAGTCTGCGCAAAGTTCGCAGCGGTCACCAAATTCCAGAGATCGCCGAACACCTTGGCGCCCAGAGCCTGCACCATAGGCGCGAGGAAAAGGCGTTCAAAGTTGATGGACGACTGGAGAACGTCGATGTCGGTGAACCCAAGCGTCACGCCCTGGTGCTGATCCAGCGTGATGGTGCGAGCGGTTGTGTCGCCGTCGGCGGGAGTGTAACCGACGCTGGCGATGTCCACCACGGAAGGAACCGTAGCAAACCGAGTCGTCACAGACTGCCCAGCGGACGCAACGTCCGTAGAAAAGTCAGTGGTAACGCCACGCAGGGGAGCGAAAGCGTTGGTGAGGAACGGCAGCGATTGCTGCGCGATCTGAGCAAGAAAAACACCGTTGAGTGCCATATGATTGAGTCAGTAGAGGTTAGGAGTTGAGCTTCATTCTGTCTTTGTTCGCCGCGTAGAACGCATTGCGCTCGACGAAGCCCAAAGTCTGGTAGTGCGCCCACAATTCGTCTTTCGACTTAGGCGCGGTCGCCGCTTCCGGCTGAATTGCCACGGGCTGCACGCCTAGACTGGCGACGATTGCGTTTGCCTTCGCAGATGCGTCAGCCTCGGCAGCCTTTACGGCGTCGACAGCGGCGGCGAGGTCGCGGTTGTTTGCGTTGGCAAGCTCAAGGGCGGCGGACAATTCCGCGCTGCGGGCCTTGAGTGCGTCAAATTGAGCCACCAGCGCCGAGTGCTCGGCGGTAAGTGCGTTAAGCGCCGAGAGGTCAGCCTGTGCGGCGGACAACGCTGCCAGCGCGTCGGTAAGGGTTGCCGGAGTAGACTCCATATACCCCTGAGCGTTCGGACAAGAAAAACCCCGCCGGGAGAGACAGCCCGGCGGGGTGGAAACAACAAACCAAATGAACAACTACGCGCCCACCATACGCAAAAGTTCAGAATATGCAAGCTCTTCTGTCCCCACTGCGTCGATGAGGTTGCCCATCCTCGCTCGCGGCGCGAGATAAGCGGCGCCGGTCATGTATTCGTCAGCAACGCGCCGGTTGCGAAGGACGTTGTCGCGGAACTGCGCGAAGCTGTCGTCCACCAGCTGCTGCAGGCTCGCGCGCTGCGCCGGTGTCAGTGACGGTCCCATGCCTGCGCCTTTGAGCGGTCCCGACGTAATGGGATCCCACCGCAGCCCTTCGGCCTCGTAGGCTGCCGACTGATCCAGCCAGGGGATAATCGTGCCGATGCTGCCCCAAGTTGAGCCCACAGAGCCAATGACCTTGTCGCAGCTGACGGCAATGTTGTACGCAGCAGAGCAAGCGGTGTCGTCGCTGTAGGCCACGATCGGCACGGTGAGCCCTTGAATCATGTCGACGACTTCTGAGCAGCCGGTGCAGTTGCCCCCCGGCGAGTTAATCTCGAGCATGATCCCGCGCACGTTGGCCTCGATGGCGTCCTCGAGATCCTCCGTGATCCACTCGTAGTCATGCGCCCCGCAGCACGCTTCGATCGGCGAGATCCCTTTTGCCAGCGTTCCCTCAATGGAAATGTGCGCGATGCCCTGCCCGTCGATCTCCATCTCCTCGCGCTTCGAGGTCATGCCGTCCAGCATTTCGTACCCTTCGCCGTTGGCGCGCAGCACGCGGCCCTCCACCAGTTTGCGAACCGCTGCGTAGCCGCCGGGCGTGATGAGCCAAGGGCGGTAAAAAACTTGTTCGATAACGCGTTGGAACTTCATTCGGTGGGTGCGGTTGTGGCTGGGTTGCCGTTGGGGGTCAGAAGCCCGAAAACGTCGCGAGTCAGCCCTGAGCGGTCCACGCGTTTTTTGATCTCGAGTTCCTCGCGTTCCACTTCGTCAAGGTGCTCCTCGAGCGTTTTGGATCCGCTGGCGAGGATGTCGGTCATGCTCCGCATCCCAGCGCGGTAGGCGTCAATGGCGTCGCGGTTGGCGTAGCCGGAATCCGCGGTGAGTCTCGCGGGTTCGGTAAAACGGAACTGGTAGGCGCCACCGCGGTTAGCGTCGGGTCCAGTGTAGGGCGGGAGGATGCCCAACTCCACGAAGCGAGCCACGGCAAAGGCGCACCGGCGCTTGCAAAATGCCGACAGGTAGGCGTGTCGCTCGGATGTCACGCGGTTGACTTGCTCAAGAATGATCCGGGCACTTGCGCCCCCCAGTCGGCTCATGTCCCACCCGAACTCCGGCGGCCATTGAGCGGCCAGCAGCGCGTTGCGGATAAGCCGTTCCTGTAGCCGGTCCTGAGCTTCCGTTGGGATTTTGGCGTCCAGTTGCTGAATGGACTCTCCAGCGTTGGCCGTGAGGTACTCAATGCGCCCGCCTGCCATCGGCGTGAGCCGCAGTTGCGAGCCGCACCCGGGCGGCGTCACGTCGGTCAGCGCGTTGTACGCGTCTGATGCGTCGGCCATGCCCTGCTGGTTGGTAACGAGTAGGCCAATTTTCGCAGCCATGCGGGACGCTGCTTGGATGTCGTCGCCGAGGTCTTTGAAAGAAATGAGATCCCGGATCGCGGGAGCGAACGCGCTGATGCCGCGCACCTGGTCCACCTCGCGCGGATCCATCGTCAGCATCGCCGACTGCACCGGCACGTCCCGATCTTCGCTGCCGTCCTGCGCTTCGCCGAGCACGCGGTAAGCCACGGCGCGGTTGGTTTTGCTAAGGATGACACCGTTGTAAATTTTCAGCCCCCGATACCGGCCCTCGGTCAAAACACCATCGTCTCCACGGCTTCCGATTTGATGCCAGGGCACTTGCTGGAGTTGCGGGTAGCCGTTGGCGGTCGTGGTCAGGATCGTGAGCAGGTCGCCCTCCCGGTCGATCGCCACGGACTCAAGCCGGAGCCCTTCCCACCAGCTTTTGCCGTCGAGGTATGCAATTTGCATCCAGTCGAGCAGCACCGCCTCGGCCTGCTTGCCCCACTCGCGATCCGCGCCGGTGAAGATGGGGCGCATTGCCATCCCGACAGTCAGCATGGATTTCTGGTCGATCGCGGCGTTCACAACGCCCGTGTTCCAATAGAGTTTGCGCGCCGCACTGTTGACCGTGCGCCACTCGCCGACGGTCAGTTCGCGGCTGATGCTTTGGGTGTGGTTGCGCCAGTAGGGTTCGCCCCACACCCCGCCTTCTACTAGGCGTTGCCTGCGGTAGGCTGCGTAATTGGCGCCCACCTTTGGCGTGCCTACCCCCATGAAAGTTTTGATCCTGTCGAGTAGGCTCATATGAAATACGCCTGCGTCCTGCGCACTGGTCCGTTGATGCCCGCCGCTTTGTAATTAAGCGCCTGCTGCGCCAGCATGATGACGTCCAGCGGACTTAACGTGCCGCCCACATTAAACTGGAAAGCGGCGCCGTCGATAGAACTGGAAACAAGCGTGGACTTGCCCGCGGTCACCAGGTCGAACTTGCTTGCAATGATCGCCCGCAGTTCGGCCACGTCGCGCGTCAAAAACACCTGCAGGAGTAACCGTTGATCGGGAGCCATCTAAACAACGGGGTCAGGACAAGAAAAACCCCGGACATGCCACACGGCAGCCGGGGTCGCCTTCCGTTCCCGCCAGTCGCACACCGTCGGGTTAGGGTTGAGCCTGCACGTTACCCTGTCGCGGGCGGCTCGTCAACCTCCGGCGCGGTGGACACCATGTCAGGTAACGCGCCCAGGATCTGCGCCGCCAGGACATTCATCGCTTCCGCGTCCCACATATGGTTCGGGCGCCCTGTCGCCGTCCAACGGAGGCGGGTTTTCTTTGTGCGCTTGTCCACCGTTGCCCGTTTGCGCTCGCTGTTGAGGTGCCGCACGTACTCCGGCGGTGCGTCCTGCGGAAACTCCCACACCGGCGATCCCGTGTTTCTCAAATTTGCGAGAATGTCTTTCACGGGATCGGACGCCCAGTAAAAGAACGTCACAAACACCCGCTTTCCCGCAGCGTCCCGCGTCGTCGGCGCCACCACGCGATCCGGGGCGCTGTAATAACGGCGGATAGGTTTTCCGTCGGATCCGCGCACCGTGAAGAAATCCTCCGCGCGCCCGATGAGCGCGGTCCACCCGTATTTTGCGCATGTGTCGTAAACCCGCCCGTGAAACGAGTTCCCGGCATCCAATAGGCACCGCTTGTCGGGCACCTTCAGCCGGACCTGAATCTCGCGGAGCTGGTCCACCGTCAGGATTTTGCCCGCCCAGAGTAGTCGCGAGTGCCCGTTTTTGAGCCACACCCGGACGATCCCCCAGTAGTGGTCCTGCTGGCAATCCACGGTCATCACTCTGGCAAACTCCTCCGGCATCGCGCGCCCGTCCTGCCACTCGTTCTGGAAATACTCTGCAGCTTCCAACTCAAGCGCGGGAAGTTCCTCCTCGAGTTTCCACGGCAGCGCGAGCCGCTGCATTCTGAAGTCCTTTGTCGGCTGGAGCACTCCAAGATGCCGCGCGTCCGAGGCTTGGCACCACTGAATAACGAGGTCACTCCAACGGATCCAGTAAACCGACTGCGCGCTCACCCGCCGGGAGCGGTAGCCGTCGACGTGGTCGTTTCCCTCACTGCGCCACTCGCTGCGCTGGGTCAGCGCCCGCCGTGCGGCCATCGTGTCAGGTGTGACGTGCTGACAGTGCGGGCACTCATGGCGAACGCTCTTCACCAGTTCGCCCCAGTTCCACTCGCCGTTAGCGTTTTTGCACTCGTCGTACTTGATGTCTACCCACTCGGGTTTCACCCAGGCATTGCACCCCGGGCACCGGTGACACCAGATAAACTCCTCTCCAGAGCGCCATTCCTCGCTGAGTTGGTGCGGTTCCTCAAAGCTCTGGGAGGTCAGCAGCGCGTAGCCGTTCCATCGGTCGTGTAACCGTTTTTTGAACTGGGTGATCAGGTCGCTGTACTGCCAGCACTCGTCTAAAAACAACGATTGCACGCTCTTTTCCTGAGCGTTGCTGCTGTTGGCGCCGCCAAGCATGAGCGGCATGTGCGCAAAATAGATGCCGTCCCTCTTAATGAAATGCCGGTTATTTGGCATCAATTCGCGCAATGGGTCGCACGCGTTGAGCACCGGCATCAAACGGGTAGCCATCCACTCGGCGGAGGTCTGATCGGTCTGGGTGATGCTTAGCATCGGCCCCGGCTGTTGCGCGACTGCCCAGCACACCAGCGCCTCCAGTGCCGTGCTCTTGCCTGCGCCGGTACAC